TACCGCCACCACCTGTAGAACCTGTATTTACTTGGTTTCCAGTATATGGAGGAGAACCACCACCATCAAAAGCCTGTGCTTGGGAAAATCCATTAGAGTGATTATGTGAAGGTATTTGAGGAGTGCTTAATGTAGTCGCACCTGCCGAACCTGAAATAGAACTAATTGATATCGAACCTGTTGGGGTTTGTGATACAAAAGCGGTTGTAAAGTCTACAGTACCACCAGAACTAACTGACCCACTAACTAATCTAAATGCAGCATTATCCGTACCTGTATCTTTAGTCCATCCTGTTGGGGCGTTTGTTTGATTGAAAGTCATGCGAGTGCCAGATGCAAAACCGTCCCCACCAATAGCTGCTGAAGTCCATGTAGTACCGTTAGACGTTAATATGTTACCAGAAGCTCCTGGGGCTACAAAAGTAGGACTTGAAGTGCCGTTGCCAAGTATGACATTATTGGCTGTTAGCGTTGTTAAACCAGTACCGCCACCAGTAACACCCAACACTGAACCATTTACAAAAGCGGCAGATGCTGCAATAAAATTAGTTCCATCACAATACACAACTTGAGTAGCACCGCTGGGTATAGATACTCCCGTACCAGTAGCACCTATTACTCGAACTGCGTACCCACCACCAGTATTATTAGCAACAATGTAAACTTTTTTAACCACGGGGGGGATAATGTCCCGTACTGCATTATTAGTACCAGTAGCTACAATAACTGCGTTTCTAGCCTCATCTGTCACTCCATTAAGACTAGATAGTGTGTAATTAGCATTAGACATCACAATTGAGGTAACGCCCGTAATAGCCTGTTCAATTAGAGTGCCTAAGTTGGTATTAGTCGTTTGACCCCAAAGACCTGATTGATCTCCGTCCCCCATCAGGGTTATTTTTAAACTTGATGAATATGTACTTGCCATAATTTATCCTTAAGCTGCTATTACTTCTGTCCAATTTGGAGTTTGCGCAGTATCTACTAAACCCCAGACGTTTACTCTATTTAGTCTAACAACGGTGCGCACACCAGTCAAATCAACTATAGCATTTGCAGCTGTCGATACTGTGCCAACCCGACCTACTGCAAGAACGCCTGTTACGTTGGCATTACCACCAGCTTGTGCATCTACATTACCTAATCGACCTACAGCATAAACACCTGTTAATACAAGCGTAACACTTTCAACTATTGAAACATTGCCAATTACGCCTACCGCATTAACACCTGTTGGTACAACATTACTTTGCCCTGAAATTGTTACGTTACCAACTCTACCAACAGCATTTACACCCGTAAGTACAACTTCAATGCCTAAGTCTAGTGTAACCGTACCAACAACACCTACGGCAGATACCCCAGTAAGCTGAACTGAAATACCAATTGTTGCTTCACCTGTATCGGCAAACGGGGCACCAGCATAGGGCGAGAAACCAAAGGTCATGCTTTATCCTATACAAACCAAGTCACAATAGAATACCGTGTACCGCTCGTTACAGGCATTATCTCATGGGGATACATAAAGTTTGAGGGGAACATGATGCACGACCCTTTTTTTAAGTTATATATCAATTCCCGGTCAAAAAACGCAAACTCCCCACCCTCGTAGTCGTCATTTAACATAAACGAACAAGATACAGCACGGGGGCGGTCTTTAAAAGAGTCGGTATGCGCTGTATAAAATTGGCTTGCTTCGTACTTTAATAAATCATAACCAGAATCTTGTTCTATATTGCAATGCAAAAACTGTTTGTTATATTCTTGTATAGCTTTTGCAGCGCAAGTAAATAATTCTTGATCTAACTTTTGTCTTGTTTCTTTGTTTTTTTCTATAATGCTACTAAAAGAAATACCAATTGTTTGACAATTACGTACATTAGTATCTAGTCCACCTTTAACAATTGCATCTACCCAATCACCACAGTTTTTGTACTCGGCAAGTACAGCATCTGCCACAGATGGCGGCATAATATTATTCATAATGACGATGTAGTCTTTTAGTTCTTTCATTGCTTTTTATCAAAATATGCCCAAGCGTTGGGGCCTTTGCTACGTACATAATGTAAAAATACCTGACTGTAGTATTTGCCAGTAAATTTTTCACGCCAATGTTCTGCTTTACACCCAAGATAAACAACCGCATCGCCAGGATTTAATTCAAATAGTATTTCTTCGCCAGACGGTTTTTTAATAAATATAGGCCATTTTGTGTCGCCACCAAGATGCACGGTTAAACTAATTTCACAAGCTGGTCTGTCTAAATGTCTTATTAGTTGACTTTCTGGCCCATAAATCATACAAAAAGAGTACGTTGGTAAAACAGATTCCCCAACTAAATTAGTTACTTCATTTCTTTTTTCGCATAAAAGTTCTAAAAATGGAGCTGCGTCTTGATAAGCTTTACCAAATAAACCGTAATTACTCCTTGGGTCGTCAACAAAACGCCCTGCATCGCACTCTAATAGCATCCAAGAATTTAAAGATTGAGCATGCTCCTGACTAATAAAGTTAGGAACAAACAAAAAATTGTTTTGCTCAAGCTGTGCGTTCAATTACTGCCCCGTTTGCTGCGCTGCTTGTTTGGCAGCCTCTTCAGCGGCTTTGGCTTCATCCCATTTAACTAAACAAGCATTTACCCAATCTGGTAACTCAGTAACGTCTTGGTTTTGTATTAAAGGAGATTTAAATTCAATGTGCCCTTTATTGGGTTCGTTTTCTTCCCACTGAAAAGCATGAACATCTGCAGGAATACCACACGAAATTAAATCAAGCCCAATATATACTCGACCAGCTTTATTTACGGTACCATCAACAGGGATAATAATGATTCTCATTCTTCAATACTCCTAAGTAATTTGGGTTGTTGTGTTTCACCAGAGGCAGCTGCAAGTATTAATTTTGTATTAACCTCGTTAGCTTTAACCATTTCATTTCTAAACGACTCTACCGCAGCTCCAGTCTGCCGTTGTTGCCCAGAATTTTCAATTAATAACATTGGCATCCAAGCAATAGCACATTCATAGCTGTCTACTTGACTCCCGCTATTCATATCGTATCCTTGCACACGGGTGTACCAAGCACAAGTAAGACCTACGCAGTCTTTTTTAATGAGGGGGCAAAATGTTCCGTTTTTAAGTGTTCCCATTGCTAGTCCTTAGTTGCACGAATGACATCAATATATTGAACTGCAAGGTTAATTGCAGAAGAAGTAGCAGTACCACTTGAGAAACTAAATGGGTGAGTGTGGCTACCGCCACCACCTGTAGAACCTGTATTTACTTGGTTTCCAGTATATGGAGGAGAACCACCACCATCAAAAGCCTGTGCTTGGGAAAATCCATTAGAGTGATTATGTGAAGGTATTTGAGGTGTAGAAAGTGTTGTGGCTCCAGCACTGCCACTGACTCCCGTAATACTAATTGTTGGTGTTTGACTTGCAAATGCTGTAGTAAACGCTACCGATCCACCTGTACTTGCTGTGCCTGTTACAAGACGTAAGGCTGAGTTATCGCCTGTAGAGACGTTTTTAGTCCAACCAGTCGGCGCAGAAGTTTGCGCAAACAACATAACTGTACCCGCAGCAAAACCACCACCAGCAGCTTGTGAAATCCAAGTAGTACCGTTAGACGTTAATACGTTATTAGCTGTGCCTGGGGCTACTACTTTAACGGCACTTGCACCATTACCAAGAATAACGTTTTCCGCTGTTAAGTTAGCAGATCCAGTACCGCCACGAGTTGCGCTTAAAGTTCCAGAAGCTACGTTTGAAGCGTTAATTGCAGATATGTTTGCGCCATTACCCGTGAACCAGTTGGCTGTGATACCGTCAACTTCAAAATCTCCTGAAGCATCACGCAAAACTATGGTTGAAGCGCCATTAGCAGAACTTGCGGTTGTTCTTGCATTTGCAACAGTTCCTGAAGTTAAGTTGGACGCATTAATAGCACTTAAAGCTACACCGTTACCAGAAATAGAATTAGCAGTAATATCGCCAGCACCAAAGCTACCCGATGAATCACGAGCCACAATTGTTGATGCGCCGTTAGCAGAAGCCGCTGTAGTACGAGCATTACCTATTGTTCCAGACGAGATGTTGCTTGCATTGATAGAGGTTATGGTTGTACCAGCACCAATAAAGTTTGCTGCGGTTACGTTGCCACCTTCAAAAGCGCCATTAGCATCACGAACTACTATTGTTGAAGCACTATTAGATGTATTAGCCGTAGTGCGAGCATTAGCAATTGTGCCACTTGAAATATTGGAGGCATTAATAGCTGTTAGGGCTACGCCATTACCCGATACGTTGGTAAATGCACCAGTCGTGCCGTTAAAGGTCGTGGCGTTCGAAGTGGTTGCTGTAATTGTATTAGCAGTAAAGTCACCGTTAGAGTCACGGGATACAATTGTGCTCGCCCCGTTAGCATCTGAAGCCGTAGTTCTAGCGTTAGCCAAAGTGCCTAATGTAATACTAGAAGCGTTAATAGCAGTGTTGGCTGCGTTGGTTAATTGGCCTTGTGCATTAACTGTAAAGGTAGCAACTGCACCAGCATTGCCATAAGTTCCAGCTGTAACAGCGGTATTAGAAATACTAAACGTTAGATTGGAAAGGTTAAGACCTGTACCTGCT